ACTAGCATACAATGTGGGTATCGGTGCTGCTGGTAGGTCAACCATGATGAAGTTAGCTAATCAAGGTAAGTACGAGGAAGCCTGTAAGGAACTTGATAAGTGGGTCAAGGCTGGTGGTGGTAAGGTTCAAGGTCTAGTCAATCGTAGAGCAGAGAGCAAAACTAAACTCTGTCTGGTTGGCTTAAAGAAATGAAGCTCTTACTGATCGTACTCTTGCTTGCTGGTTGTGGCTCTAGTCCTTTAAACCTCTTGACAGGTGGTGGGACTAATGTTGCTGCTAATACACAAATCGGTAAAGAGAACACACAACAGGCTGTAGCACAACAAACCAGAACAGAAGCAGGAAGGGATGTAGTACAACAAACCTCTCCTGTCATAGCAGAACAAATTAAAGAAGTAAATATCCAACAAACCCCGCTATGGATGCTCATCCTTCTTATCCTTGGGTGGTTACTACCATCCCCTAATGAAATTGCCAGATGGATTAGAGGATTATTTAAAAGATGGAATACTTAGAATACGTTGTGGCTTCAGTTATAGCTGGTATCTTCTCAGGTATCACATGGATGGTCCGAAGGCTCTTGACTAACGAGAAGCAAATCGAGCTACTTCACTCTGAGATTAAAGATAGGGATGTCCGTAGACAAGAAGACCGAGAGATTATGTATGAGATAAAGACTGACTTGAAAGAAGTCAAACGAGATGTAATCGAACTCTACAAGTCACAGCCAGAAGACAAATAAAAATACCCGCTAGAATCCTTGATTGGACTCTAGCGGGTTTTCTTTTAGTTTACCTGTAGCAGAAGATGACCAAGGCGAAGATGGTCGCAACAATCATTAGGAAGTCTGTCATGCAGGCTCTCCCCATGAGATGCACTTGAAGTTAGCAATCTCTTTAGCGCTCCCTTCTTGTTTCTGTAGGGCATAGTTTCGATCTAAGATAACCACAGCCTGTTGGATGCACTCTTCTTTGGTATCGTAAACAACACCTGATGTGGCAGAATAGCAGTGGGTGCTTGTAGTACTACAGACTAAAAAGATTAGTGTTAGCATCCTCGGACTCCAGTTTAGCAATGAGAAGTTCAGCGTAGTGGATAACCTTCTTGAGGTCTTCGATGCCACCCTTCTGTTTGTAGCGACAAGTGTACTTGATGATTGACCCCTCACAGAACCCTAGTTGGTTAGCTAGGATAAACTCTACAGGCTGAATCTTAAGCGTCTTGTAGTGTGAGCCACCTACTTGCTGGTCAAAGGGGTTGTAAGCTACTTCTTCCTCAGTCATTAGATTCCTTCCTCATAAAAAGCAATAAGCCATTGCTTACATATATCACTTCGTACCACATCGTCAATACCAAACTCAATGATAGCTGCATCAATGTTGTACTTCTTTGCTAGATGGATAGCCTTGGATAGTCCAGACTGTTCCTTGATATCAGACTGACGGATATCCCCGTTCATAACCAGAGTACAGTTCTCACCGATACGAGTAGTGAGCATCTTGAACTGAGCCACATCAAGGTTCTGACACTCATCAGCTAGGACAAAGGCATTGTTGAATGACGAACCCCTCATGTACTCTAGTGGAGCCATGACGATGTTACCGTTCTTGATACCAGTCTCAAAGGCACCAGCCCCCAACTGCTCTTCTAGGACACTCAGGACAGGCGAGAGCCAAGGACCGTACTTCTCTTCCATTGTACCGGGAAGGGCACCCAGCGACTTCCCTACGCTCACAGCGGGGCGTGTAATGATGATCTTGTTGATCCTACGGTTAGCGTAGAGGTTAGCTGCATATGTAGCTGCAACAAACGTCTTGCCTGTACCACTAGGACCAAGGACAATCAACTGAGTGTTCTTCTTGAGTGCTTCCAGATAGAGCCTTTGATTTTCATTGAGGGGGACTAGGTTTACAGTCTTGGTTGCAGCCTCTTCTTCAGCACCCTTGAACTTAGTTGCACGCTTACCACGAGGCTTCTCAGGGGTCATTGGACTTCTACCACAACAGCATCCTTATCCATTTCAGTAAGTACATAACCCATCATAAACTCTAGGTCATTAATCTTCTCGGTCTGTTTGTACCAGAGGTATCCAATGACTGCAAGGCCAACAATATTCAGTAGATCAAAGATCATAGTAACTTCTTTCTTTGTTGTAGATCAACTTTCATTTGCCTTTTCACACGATACCAAGTTGTTTTTGGTATTCCGTATGTTGTCTTAGCTTCCTTATAACTATCTAGTAGAAAGCATTCCTTTGGCCACACATCTGTAGGTCTTTTTAAATCCCAGCGTCTAAGTGAATACTCTCTACAGATGGCCTTTGTAGCTTCACTGTGCCTCATACCAAAAGCAGAGTGCTCTCCTCCAAGGCTCTTGTTGTAAATCTGCCAAGGTTCGTGCAAAGAGATGACCATTTTCTCTAAGGCATACAGTTTTTCCAGTGATGTGCAAGTGAGTATAACAGACCACTCAAAAGCTTCTGGCCCGTGTTTCCTTAAGGCTTTATGAAAGTGCATCTGAGAGCCACCCTTAGCAGACCTCAGATGGGAGGACTTCCTTTTTTCAAGTGTCTGGGTGGTAAGCCCAATATAGGACTTACCGTTGTTTATGTTGTATGCTTCATAGATAAGCATTAGACACCGCAACTACCACCAGTGCCAGAGATGTCACAGATATCGTGGCTCTCAATGTGTTCTTCAAACTCTTCTCCAAGCTTCTCTACAGCCTCCCGATATGGTACAGAGGTAAGTGGTTGGCCACCACGAGCACCATCTGGATAACAAGTAAAGCCACGAAGACGGTGTGCATACTTTGCCAGAGTGTTAGCAAACTTATCAACTGTATCTTCGTTGTTCAACTTAGTCCCCCAAGAGGGTAGGTTGATAGTGGATGAGATTGACATATCGACGTAATCTTGCACATCTGCTTGAAAACGCATACGACGCTCGTAGTCATCTGCAAGATCAATAGCACTCTCAACCTTATCTGGATCAGCGCCGTAAAGGCTGATAAGTTCTTGTGCAGCACTATCAACAACGTACTGATACACCCAGCGGTTCTGTCCTTTCAGATAACGACGCTTATAAGCCACAGCAAAGATAGGCTCGACGCCAGTGCTAGTACCAGCAAGGATGCCAATAGAGCCTGTGGGGGCGATAGCCCGGTTGGCAACAGGGCGACTAATACCAAGTAGGTCGGCAAACTTACGAGAGATATCATCACTTACGCCCTCATAAACAGACAACCATTGATGCAACTCAGGACTAACCTCATATTTATAGTTCTTTTTGATAAGCCACTCGTGTACACCCATAAAGCCAAGGCCCAAACGACGATTTTTCTCTCGCACTTTATAGACCTTATCGTAAGGCAGTTGTGCTTTCAGTGTACCACAAATGAGGAACATGGTTGCCAAACGGGTTACGTCCCTCAGTTCACTGATGCTTTCGATACGGCCAAAGTTCAGGGAGCCAAGGTTACAAACATCACTATCATCAGCAGATGTAACCTCTGTGCAAGCGTTACGCAAGGTCTCATTCTCTTTATCAAAGAAGTTGAATGAAAAACCCGGCTCTGCTGTTTTCAAAGCCTGCTTGACATTTTCTTTGAACACCTTACCCGGATCACCTGTCTTAAAGTACTCCATCAGCCATTCAGTGTCGTAGTTAACAGAGACGTTAGTCATGTCAAGTGGTGCAGGGAAGTTAAAGTCTTCTTGTTTGATATCCCAGAGAGTTTTACCAGTCTTGCCAACAGGCATACTCTGCCAATCTTTAGCTGCCATAAACTTCCAAATGTCAGGGTGCTTCCAGTTCAAAGAAGCATAGATAGCAGACCGACGAGAGCCACCTTGCATAACACGGCGACCAATCTCATTAAGCATGTTCATTTTAGGGATAGGGCCAGATGCCTGACCACCAGTGCGTTGGATAGGTTCACCTTCACCACGGTAAACAGAGTAATCAACACCGATGCCACCACCGGTCATAAGACAAGACTCAGCTTTCCACGACAAGTTGGCCCAGTCTTCCCGGCTATCCTCTTCAGCCTTCAGGAGGTAGCAGTTGTTAAAGAACTTGTTGAGGCGTCCTGCGTAATACAGATAACGACCACCGGGGATGAACTTCATTTCAGTGATATATCGAGTGAGTGTTTGTTTGTCATCTTTAGTCATGAACTCGCCAGCAGCAGAGCACACATCATCAACAAGTGTTTTGGACAACGCGGCCCATGTCTCTGCACCCTCATGTCGATACTTGTGGTTAAAGATATCTTCAGAGAACTTAGAACGGAACATTGGATTTAGGTTAGATTTAAACATATTATTCTTTCTCTTATTCAACAATGATGGCTAGACGGTGTGCTTGTACCACAAGGCGGTTTGGTGTCAAGTCACATTTACAGGTTAATGGTGTTTGCTTAGACCATTCGACAAGAACTACAGGAACACTCTTATCCCTGATCTTATCCAATCTCTCTATCAGTTCCTCAACGGTCATCGCCAGAACCCTTAAGAACACCACGGGCAGCACGGTCTTTAAGCTTTGCAGTAACCATAGTTGCAATCTCACTTAGGTCATATCCAAGTTCCTCTGCACACATAGCTAGATACCACAAACAGTCACCAAGTTCTTTGGCAGCAGCCTTGTCGTCAATCTTGCTGTCTCGGATCATCTTCTTGATGTGACCACCAAACTCACCGCACTCATTCATTAGACCTAGAGTGACATAAGTTAGTCCAACCTCTTTAGGATAGATTGCAGTCTTCTTACACTCATCTTGGAAGGTATCGAAGTCGGACCTTAGTTCCCATTTAGTCATCAGTAGTCATCCTTGTATCGCTCCAAGTATACATAGCCTAGTGTGTCTAGCACATCAAGGACTTTCCACAAAGTTAGGTTGTTTTCTTTCAGGATATTGACGAAGCCATGTTCTTCAATAATCTTTAGGATTTCTTCTTTAGTCATTTTCTAGGGTACAGTCTTGTAGGGGCTACGTGAGAGGCATCAAAGAGAAACCAAGCGAAGTCGTCTGTACTGGATTGCTTACTACCTTCAATCCATTGGACACGACCAATAGGAATAACCTTCTTACAGGTAGCCATGTAAGGGGCCATCCTCTTGTTGCAAGCATAACCAAAGGGCAATAGCAGCCAAGTTGGCTTTAGTGTAGGGAACAACTCTAGCATCTGTTGTAGTGTTGCCCACTCAAAGGGTGGGTTAGTAATCAGCAAGTCGATATCAAAGAGGTCTTCAGGAACTAGGGTCAAGGCATCTTTCTTGATGATGCCATCAGCTTGTGGTTCAATGTCGTACTGTTGTTTAGGCCACAAGGCATCACAAGTCAAGCTTTCAATGTGTCTAGACAGACGACCATCACCAGCACAAGGCTCACAGAAAGTACCGTACTCAGGTAGATGAGCAATAAGAGGTTCTACAGCCTTCTCTGGTGTGGCATACCAGTCACGCTCACGTCTTGGCTTCTCTTGGATGTTGTTGCTTTTGACTTTGGCTCTCTTAGCCATTTCCATACTCTTTCTGTAGAGCTTTAAGGGATACCCACTGCATGTCGTAATCACCGTTTTCAATATAGCGCTTAATGACGACACCTTTGCTCCACTCTGAGTTGGCTTGTCCAGCCCATTTTTCTTCTGCTCCCTTGAAGCATCCTGCAACAAGACCGTGAAGTGGTTTAGGTCGAGCATCAGCTTTTTTGTAATAATGAAACTTGTGACTGTGACCAACAGTGCAACTATAGGCCAGCTTTTCAACAAGGCTATAGCCATGATGCTTACCAGACATTGCTGTAGAATTACCACTAGAGACATAATGACCGTATAAGACACCATCGTAGTCAACAAGGGCTGGGCCTGAGTTTTTGTATTCGTGGTACTCATCGAACCAGTGGTCTGTTTGAAGATGGGAAAATGAGATTCCAAACTTATCGCCCTCTAATCTTGGGTCATGCCCAATGGCTCTCTTGATACGGTTCTCGTGGTTTCCTTCGAAGCCGATGCGCCAAGGTCGCTTCTTCTTAGATAGCTTGTACCGGCCCCAGATACGATCCATAGCTTCGTTGTAGGCTTCTACATCACGCTGGTAGGACTGTGCCACAATAGCCTGTGGATAGCGCGTATCGTAAGTGTTGAGGCTCTGCAAGTCAGCCCCATCGCCTAGATCAACCACATAATCAGGTTTGATATCTTCAATCAAATCACCTAACCATGAGAACCTTTCATTGCTTACATCGCCATGAGCATGAGCACAAGTCCATACGATTGCTGTCTTACTCATCTTCATCCCATTTCTTCACTCGTTTACGGATTTTATCACGAAATTGTTCATCAGAAAACTCTTTATCATCTACCCAACGAACAATATTATATTTGATGTCTTCATAACTATATAGCGCAGATTCCATCTTATTAGCGTGATACTGGATACGTTCAACAACAGCAGGTAGCGAAGAAAAGTCATGCGTCTTGATCATATTGCGTATTTGTTCAAGACAGTCACAGATGTATTCGTTGACGTTAATAGTGTATGGCACTTTACTCAAAGGTCTTCATCCCATACTAGAGCCACGACCTGATCGACAAAGTGTTCGACCATAATCATAGCTTCATCAAAGTCTTCAAAGACGAGTTCTTCTTCGGTAAGAACCCCACGGTCATCCTGCATCGTTACATACAGGACATAACCTTCGTTGTAGAGAAGGCCAAACCCATCGTCATCCATGTCCCAGTCAGGAACTTGACTAGAATGAACTGGACCACGAAGTACGTTTACTACTTTGCTCATCTTACCTCCAAGGTATTTAAAGAAGCATACTCACCGAAATACGTTTGTGCAGCCTTGTTGTAAGCGATTGCCGCATCAATCTCTAAGTTAAATCTACCAATGTTCATAGACTTACCTTGAAACGTAATTTGTGCACGCCACTTTTTAGTTGTTTTACAAAAGCTCACACCCTTGTATGTAGAAGAAGTTTTACGGGTTCTTTTTGTTGCCTTCTTCTGGTTTGCTATGTTTTGTTGTGGGGTGGCTTCCCTAAGATTTATAATTCTGTTGTCAGATTTAAACCCATTTGTGTGGTCTATATAGTTTTTAGGCCAGTATCCGTGATACAAAAACCAAGCCACCCTGTGGTTTGATGCAGATTTTAGCAGTCCCTTATCGTAACGATAGGTGTAGTTTAGATATCCATTTGAAACCGATCCAATTGGATTCCTTAAGTTACCTGTTTTCCAAGTCAAAAGGCCGCTCAATGGGTCATAAAAGACTGACCTCTTTAAGTAGTCATCAAAAACAAATTGACTTATGACTTTTCTTTCAGCCATCCTTCAGGAATCTCCTTGTCTGCATAAATGAAACCGTGTTGGTTACACCAGTCTCCATAACTGGTCTTAGAACCTTTATTGATCTTAGCTTTAGAGTTAGAGAACACAAACCTAATGTTTAGCTTAGGATATTGCTTCTTAATCAGTAGATGCTTTTGTCTGTCTGCAACAACAAACCTGCCTTTAGTCTCAACGATAAGTCCACTAGGAAAAATGAAGTCTGGTGTATATGTATGTAAACTCTCTGGGACAACGTACTTGATCTTTGTTGTCTCATAACTAAACACTACACCAGACTCTTTAAGTTTTGTGGCAACCTTCTCCTCTAGACCGGATCGGTATCCAAGACGACTGGCGGTTCCCAGATTTGATTTTCTTTTCGCCTTAGCCACAACAACCTCGCATTCATAATTACTCGTTCAACATCGTTTTCGTAGGCTTCAACACACACTTTGTACATTTCTACGTCAGTTTGGCATCCTGACAGCATCTTTTGTGCTGTTTTAGGACCAACTCTGTAGAGACCAATGATGTTATCTACGTCATCACCAGTTAGAACTTGCTCATAGAAGTTGAATGTTGCAGCTTCCTTAGTCACCTTTTCCCAGCTTTTCCTACCGGGATTATAGATGGTG